CGGTGCTTATGACGCTGGTTTTGCTGCTTCTGTAGATGGATATGACACTGAAGCGTTAGGTGATGATGGTAAATTTGTAGATGTAGGACATACATTTAATCAGAATTGGGCACCAGTTAGTTCAAACTATACTGGTAAACAATATTGGTATATGTATGGTGCACGTACTACAGATCGTTACGATCCTAATTTTCTCAATGAACGTGAGAATTACTTTCACAAACCGTTGGTAAACCTAAACCATTTCTTAACTATCGATGATAAGACCAGATTATCTTCTGTGTTTTATTGGTCAGGTGGTTCAGGTGGTGGTACGGGTACTTATGGTAAAATACCTACACTCGATGCAGATGGTAATTTGGGTGATGATGATTATAAGTTCTACTACGGTCGCGGTCCATGGACTCGTGATTGGAACGCCCTTATATCATATAACTCAGGTGATCAAGATACTGTCTATGTAGACAAATCTGTTCTTGTGAGGACTCATGGTGATGGTAATAATCAATCAGTCGGTATACTTCGTAATAGTATCAACCGTCAAAATACTTATGGTGTGATTTCTAAACTCAACTATGATGTAAGCGATGAGCTTGAAGTTCAAGTTGGTCTGGATTGGAGAACTGCAGGTATAGAACACGCACGTGAAGTCCGTGATTTGATGGGTGGTGATTACTATATGGATTACGCTGATGATAATGCACCTGATGGTAAACGTGTTGAACTGGGTGATATAATTGCATATCACAATAGTACAACAGTCGACTGGTTAGGTGGATTCGTTCAGGGTAACTATACTAAAGACGCGTTAAGTGTTTATGGTATGGGTGGTATCTCGAGTATTAAATACTCTTACCAGGATCACTTTACAGTTGCAAATGAAGTCATTACGGCAGAAGCTATTATGACTAAGCAATTCAAAGGTGGAGCGATGTACGATGTAGATGATAACGTCAGTATCTTTGGTAATTTTGGTGTAGTTGAAAAGCCACCTATCATGGATAATGTTATCTACTATGACGGTACAGTAGCTTCAGATCCTGCTAACGAGAAATTCATTAGCTCGGAAGCTGGCGTGAACTGGAGTTCAGATAAGTTCACAACCAAAGTCAACGTGTACAGTACAGATTGGAAAGATAGAAATCTTACCAAAGCTGTAACGACAGGTCAAGGCGATTCAGGTGATACTGATGTGATTTTTCTAAGTGGAGTAAATCAGAAACATACTGGTCTTGAAGTTGAAGCTTCAAGTCAAGTTACTGATATGATTCGCTTGGATGCCGCAGTAAGTCTCGGTACCTGGAAGTTTGTTGGAGATGCTAATGGTACATATCAAGAAAACGAATATGATGAGAATGATAATGTTGTTGGTTTAACATCCACAAGTTATCAATACGCATTGGATGATTTATTCGTTGGTGATATGCCACAAACATCTTATGCTGTTGGTGCAACATTGACTCCAATTAGTGGATTACGGATTCAGGCAATATACAATCAGTATGATAACAATTATGCCGATTGGAGTCCTGATAGTCGTGAGTATGATGGTTCAGATGAGAACGCTGATGATGAACAGGTGTGGAAAGCTCCTGCATATTCAAAAATAGATCTACATGCATCATATGCTCTACCAATTAGTGGGTATGATGTATCTGTATTCGCTCATGTGTTTAACGCATTAGACGAAACATACGTGCAGGATGCAGTTGATAACAGTCAATACAATAGCTATGGCGACAAAACCCATTCAGCTCACAACGCAGAAGTATTTCTTGGAACACCAAGATACTTCAATGTTGGGCTGTCTGTTAATTTCTAGCATATAGTGTCTGAGAGGGATTGAAATATATCCCTCTCATTTTATTGGAGAAAAAATGAATTTTTGGAGCGAACAGTTGATATTTATTTATAGTATAGTACTATTTTATGTATAAAAATTATAAAATCCTAATGGTTATAGGTTGCGCGGTTATCTGGTTATACAGTTACAGTAACGCGTACAATCAAGAACAAACAATGGAGAAGAAACATGAACGTTAAGAGCATAGTTTCGTCTATCACTGATAGCGTAGATAGCTTAGTAGCAGTAGCCACTAGCTTGATCGTTTTAAGCGTATTCGTAGGAATACTCTTTGGCGGAAGCGTCTTTGGTGTTAGCGTAGTAGAAAATATAATGGCACTCATTCAGGCATTTTTAGATGCTGGATTTACTGGTCTTTTGGCCTTGCTCGTGCTGTTATCATTTTGGAAGTAACAATGAACACGATGAATAAACTCCTCATTATTATCTGACGATGATATGCAAGTGAGGATTAGTTGTTCATTTTAGTTACAGATATGTTGTGGTGGAGTATAACAGCTCCACCACAATAATGTCTAAATCAAATAGAGGATAAAAAATAACATGGGTGTATTAAGTGTACTAACAGGCTTTTTAAGCGGTGGAGATGTTGTCAAAGACATAGGTAATGTCCTTGATAATCTTCACACCTCAGGCGAAGAAAAGGCCGCAGCAGAAATAAAGATAAAAGAAATTTTAACACGAGCTGAGCAAGCAGCTCAGCAACAAGTATCAGCTCGCTGGGAAGCGGATATGAAACACGGCAGTTGGTTATCAAAGAACATCCGCCCCATGACTTTAGTATTCCTTACGGTAATATTTGTCATACAGAGTTTTTTTGATGGTAATTTAGGTGGGTTCGAAGTCGGTGAAGAATATGCTCCGATTTATCAAATACTACTGATGACCGTATATGCAGCTTACTTCGCTGGCCGTTCACTCGAAAAAGTTAAGAAGGTTAATTAAATGTCATTAATAAAATTTGAAGATATTATTGAAATAGTTTTAGAACATGAAGGTGGATATGTAAATGATCCAAAAGATCCAGGCGGTGAAACAAATTTCGGAATAGCAAAGAGATCAAATCCAGATGTAGATATAAAGAATCTCACCATAGAGCAAGCTAAAGAGATTTATAAATCAAAATACTGGGATAAGAACAAAGTTGAAAAACTTCCCGAACAGCTGAGACATATTTATTTCGATATGTGTGTAAACATGGGACGTGGCCGAGCAGGCAAAATAATTCAAAGGGCTGCTAATAACAGAGGACATGAGTTGGTTGTCGATGGGGCGTTAGGACCAGTAACATTGGGTAAGATTAACAATGTCGAGTTAGAACGGGTTAGAGCGTTTAGAATTAAATACTATGCCGATCTCGTAACGAGGAAGCCCGATTTGGAAAAGTTTTATTTCGGATGGTTCAGACGATCATTAGAAGTTTAAAAAAAAATAAATAAACAGTTGCCCCGCATTGTTTTATTTAGTATATTATAAATAATCAAAATATAAGGTTATACTATGGGTTTAACATCTAAACAGATTGATCAAAATTGGAAAGCATTAATTGATCATATAAAAACAACATTTCCAGAAGCTTATCCCGACGATAGAAGAGAGAGGCTTTTGAAAATGTATCACGATTTAGAATCACGGCTGATGCTCGCCCCCGCGTCGGGTATCAATTATTATCACAATTGTTTTCCTGGTGGCTATGTCGATCACGTACTTCGAGTTATCGATTGTGCAATAAAGTTATATCAGCTGTGGGGAGATTCTGGTGCTCATGTAAAAGATTACACACGTGAAGAGTTGATATTTTCCGCAATGCATCACGATTTCGGTAAAGTGGGTGATATGGAAAATGATTACTACATTCCGAATAAATCAGAATGGCATAGGAAAAATCAAGGCAAGATATACGAACATAATCCTAAATTACATTTCATGACAGTATCGGATCGAAGTCTCTGGTTATTGAATCAGTTCAGTATTAAGATGTCGATGAATGAAATACTGGGTATTAAGCTCGCTGATGGGATGTATGAAGAAAGCAATATAAGATATTTTAAAGCGTACACGAAAGATAAACAATTGAAAACCAATTTACCGATAATCATTCATCACGCTGACATGATGGCGATGAGAATTGAACATGAAGCTCCACTGCACATTAGCAGTGATTTCATTTCCGAACCGGTAAAATCTAAAGTACAAAAAGATAAAATCCATGCTGGTAATTTGAAAAAACAATTTAACGAATTGTTTAAATAATGTTATTCGAAATCACCACAGTAGTATTAATTATATTTAGTGTATTCATGTCATATATGATGATGTTATGCCTAAGACGGGTAAATCAATATGAAAACTTTATATTAAAGATACAGCAGATTATTGAAATAGCAACACAACGATTGACAGCAGTTGATGCTCGAGGGCATTATGAATCGGATGATGAAACAGCATTCTTTTTTCAGCAATTAAAAGACATACAGGAAATATTAGATTCCCTGTTCGAATCAGAAACAAAGGAGTAAACGTTGGTCAAGAAAACAACTAAAAAGAAAGCAAAAAGAAAACCATATTTTGGCCTGGATGTTCAGGATGCTATTGTGCGTTATAACGATGAAATCAACCCACATGTAAAAAATCAGATATATCGAGATGGGATCGCATATGCATTTGATAAGTTATGTGAAAATATCATCAATACTTTTAAATTTTCATATTTTGATTCTCATTTCGAGGATGTGAAGAATGAAGTTGTATCATTTCTTGTTCTAAATATACACAAGTATGATGCATCGAAAGGATTTAAAGCATTTAGTTATTTTTCTGTAGTGGCGAAAAATTATCTCATTCTGTTGAATAACGGGAATTATAAAAAACTTAAATCACATGACAGTATACAGGAAAAGGCTTATACAGTTAACAAAGTTCAGTATTATGATAACCATGATGACAA